ATGGAAAGAAAAATTCCGCAGCCTTTAGTGTCAGTGGTAGCCGATCACATATCATCCGTAGAAACCCACGCTAGTTTAGATAGTCTTTTTTTCTATGCCGATGCTCCGGGAGATGCTCCCGAAGGTTCAAAGCATGTCAAAGCTTTAGAATGGTTACGAAGAATTAATAAAGAATGCAAAGACCCTTTATCGATACTCGGCAAGTTGATCGAGGGATACATGGAAAGTGAGGAATCTTACCCTACACCTTCTGCGTTCAGCTTTCTTGCAGACAACAAAAACGAGCCAACCTTCAAAGAAAACGTAAATAAAATGTTGGCAAAATACGGTTTTTCTTACATGACAGGCGGCTTTATTGCCTCTGGTGGATCGAAGCCATCGCTATCATTGCAAGAGGCAATTGTTGGTAGAAACATGCCTGCGATTGAAATGGAATTCAATCGAGCCCTAGAGCACATTCAAAAAGAGCCAAAAGAATCAGTTTCGGCTGCATGTAACATTCTTGAATCTGTATGCAAAATTTATATTACAGACGAAGGTTTACAAATGCCCGCCAAACAAGACCTTCAGAGTGTCTGGAAAGTAGTGAAAGATAGTTTAGGAATGAACCCACAGGTCATTGAGGATAATGATCTGCGCAGAATCCTCACCGGGTTGTTCTCTATAGTAGATGGTATCGGCGCTTTTCGTACACATGCCAGCACAGCACACGGCGCAGGAAGAAAGTCCTATAAGGTTCTGCCTCGCCATGCAAGGCTTGCAATTAACTCGGCTCATACGCTTGTTTTGTATATTCTTGAGTCATGGGACGAGAGAAAAAAGAAAGCATAGATTTCAGTTTTTATATAAAAGATTACTGTCCACAAACCCGCAACCTACTTGGTTTCGCGGGTTTTATTTCCCTCCTCGCACCAACATAACTTGATCCATTCAACTCACAAAAATCAAGAAATATGTTTTTTTGTTGCCAAAAAATAAAATAACTTAAATTCAAACACTTACAAAAACCACAATTGAATTGGCGACAAAATGGCGACAGCGATAATGCCTAATCATAGTTGTTACAAATCTTGCTCGTCAGGCTCATACGCTAATTCAAGCTCCCCAAAATCCATCGACGTTGGACGCTCGATCACTTCCACATCTTCAACGGTCAAATCATCTATAGAACCTGACAAGTCTCCGGAGATCGTGATTAGTATTCTGGATGTATATGTTTCCTCGGCACGCTTGGTAATTGACCCCATATAGACGTGGTCCTTGTCAAATGAATCGTAAACCGATAGGGAGAAATCACCATCTGCGTAAAGTGAAATTTCTGCAAATGCTTCTATGACAACCCAGTTTTCATCCTTGTCAATGACAGTAAAGTGGTTATCTGTAAACTCAAAATCTTCAAATCCACCTGAGCATCCATCAGCCTCCCAGTACAAATATGAATTTGCCTCTTGTTCTGGGGCAAAACCGTCAAAGGTTGACTCAAGGAGTACAGCAACATCATGCAAGAATTTACCGGCTTGTCCTTCAGCAAGTGCTTTTTGTAAGTTATCAATAAGTTCATAAGGTGCGGTTTCTTCATTAAAGTGTGCTAAAGCGTTTGATAAGTCAGGTTCATAGTGCAAATTCTCTGCATCAGCACAAAATCGCTGCCAATCGTCATCTTTTGCAACAGCAAGAACATTTTCACCATTCTTTTCAGCCCAAGCTTGGACGGCCATTAATGTTATTGCATCGGGAAACTCATTTTTTTTCTTACCTGTATCTGCGAAAGGAGCTTCAGAAGAGAAATATCGTTCAAGGAGTTCAGGTACCGAAACATAATCCCCTGTAGTTAAAACCTCCGCATCTGTTACGCCAACAAATCTGTCTAATCTGCTCTTTCCTAATCCTTCAACTTCTCTGCTTTCAATCAATGTTCTTTTTGCGTCATTTAGTTCGCTTCCATCAAAAAAAAGATGATCGCCAGCCTCTTCGAAAGCTTTCTCAAGGGAGCCACGTGAAGTCTTGATTTTTCTTTCAAGATGATTTTTAACTTCATTGTAAATTACATCCGGTATCAAAAACGTTGTCGGGGTTCTGCTGAACTGGGAAAGCTTACCCAGCAGTCCTTTCTCAAGCTTTAGTCCGTACTGATCGTAGATACTCGTATCCAACAAAATTGCGGTGAATTTCTCAGTCATGTCGAATGCCTTAATGTAAGATCTGCCAAGTAATCATCGGAAGAAAATCCACAACTAAAAAGCGACTACTAATGTGGCAAAAGTTTTCTCAAGTTCCAAGATTAAAATTAGATTTCGATGCAATTGTTAGTCGCTGGTTTCCACGCTATGCGTGCAATTTTTTCAGCTCTCTATGTACATTCTAAATGCCCCTATGCCTTGCTAAGTCTGGCCTCAACTTTTTACGGCGAATACAGCCAGAAAACAAAAACGATCCTTCCCACCCACACAAAATTTATTTTTCCCTTTTTTTTTCTGTTGGTTACATTTTTCATTCGTTCTTCTCCAGATCCATCAAAGTGAAAAATACTGAAATTCTCTTCAAACTTTTCAGTTCCGGTTTTCCGTAAAGACGCCAGCACTGGCGCGGTCTGGCGGTCTGGTTTGAAGAAAAATGAAACTGAAAAATTTTTATGACCCAAAAACCGCAGGCGGGTGCGGTGTAGTGCGATTTTTGTCTGCGAAAGATTTTTTTTGCCATGCTGTGACGCGCCAGCGCCCTGCTGAGGGTACGATCTGCTTTAAGGGTGGCGCTGACTGCCTGAAAGGTTGGAACACGCCAGAGCGCTACTGATTGCGCGTGGTAAAGTCTGTTTGAGAGGATAGAGAAGTGACACCCCGCCAGGATGGAGGGGCATAAAAAAACCCGCTTGTGCGGGCTCAGGTCTTAAATGGTTTATTTGCCAATCACCGGGGAGTATTTGCCGTTCAGCGTGTCCGCTTTTGCTCCGGTGCTCCGGATGGCTCCCGCATTGGTTGGTTCTCCTGTATTGCTGTGCGTGTGGCTTGCCGTTTGCTCTGCCAGCTCTTTCACCACGTCAAGCGTGTCCAGCATCAGCTGTGCTACGTTGATGGAGCCAGAACCAATCCAAACTACCGGGGCAATAATCTGCTGCTGAACGGCCGCAACGCTTTTACGTATCTGCCCAATTTTCTCAATCAGGTCTTTAACGGAAATCGACTGAAGCGCAGACTCAATCAACTCCCGGCGCTTTTCCTCCGCCTCTGCGATAAGTTCGTCACGGGATGGAGCCGGACGCTCCTGCAGTACCGGATAACACTGCTTGTTCGGGACAATCATTTTACCCTGTGAAAGTCCTTCCATCAGGTTGCGGTAATCCTCATCCGACACACGCACGAAAAAACCCGGCCACGTTCCCGCCTTGCGATATACGGCTTCTAGTTCATCGCAATAAAAACCGCCAGTGCTGGCGCGATATACATATCCCATTTTTTAATATCCCTCCGCCACATACATCAGTGTGACCGTACCACCGCCAGCGACACGTAAATTAAACCCGGTTCTATCAACGTTATAGGGCTGCATTGCAGCGCCGTTTCCTGGCTCTTCATTACGAGTAGGAACCACTGACGCACAAACATTCGGGAATGCGGTTGGGAAGTAAACCCGCCCCCCGTTTGGTATCCCTCCGACCTGAGCAGCCATCGTCATTTTTCCTGTACTTCCGCAGCGCCACCATAAGGCAGCACCATTAAATCCGGCTGTATTAGGCGCGGCGTACTGGTCATGCGGCGGGGGGTTGTTACTTGGACATACGGACATTAAAATGACAATGCGCTATGCACACTTTGCGCCGAGTCATCTTGAAGAAGCGGCGTTACTAAATCCCCTGGTAAAAAGAAAATGAATGTAGAATATAAAATCACCTTATGGGCAGTAGCTTGTGGATATGCAATTATTTGCTCTTTTTTTTATTCATGGGCTTTTTGGTCAGTATTCAATATAAACATCCTTCAGTTCTCTTCTTTTTCTGAACTATTTCCTTCCATACTATACACAATAGCCATACCCTGTATCCTTGTTATACTCATGCTCTTCCTATTAAATATATGGGATGATTACTCATCGGTTATAATTAATTTTTTCAAAAACCTTATAGCGCCCATAACAAAATACCTAGAAATAATTAGAATTATAGGATTGGCAATTGTAGCCATAGCGAACATTATTAAAAGCTTTAAATCTGTGGTCTATACATATAAAGAGCCAAATGAGTTCGAAAACATCCCCTGGGAAGATATCTTGCAAATTTCTCTTCCACTATTAATAGCAGCAATAGCCATTTATTTTATTTATAACAAAACCACGTTTTTCAGTAACTTAAAATTCAGAAGAAAGTTTGTTGTTTTTTTATTTTGCCTAATACCCGCCGCATGTTATTTAATTGGTCATAAAACCTCGACAGATATATTGAATGGAAAAGACACACTGTTAGTTGAGTCTGACGGGCAATGTAAAGGCATACCAACTGCACAATATCGATATATCTCATCAGTAGCTGATAAGGCATTCGCAATGTCATTACAGGACAATTCCATTTGTATTTTCAAATATAACTCACTCAAATTGACACCAGAGAAACACACTATAAAAATGGAGGCACTGCATGTTAACAGCATCTAATAATGTCGCAAAAGTGTCGCACAAACTTAAGGGAATTGGCTCTTATTGGTGGATATTAACTTTGTAACCATCTGATTTTTCTATAAGTTATTGTTTTTTCTTTGGCCGTTATGGTTCTCATAATCGCTTGGTCGCTGGTTCAAGTCCAGCAGGGGCCACCAGACACCGCAATGGCTGGCGGGGAGTCACCCACCAGCCTGATTTTTCCGGGGATATACCGGGGATATTCCAAAAAATTAACCATAGTGATTCATGGTTAATTTATGACAGTTCATACACTCCTGGAATTAACCAGCTTCATGCAGTAACCACTACTGCAAGGGGTATGAATGAAACGGATCTTCATCACTGCTTCGGTTCTGTTTGCCCCTCTCAATAATGCTCATGCTGGCTGTTACTATGCCTATAGAAACCTAACGAATGAAAAAGCGCTGCTGATTTTCGGCCTTCTACTTTTGCTTTTCGCTGGGCTGGGAGTTTGGGGCAGCATTGATAGCCTCAAAAAATAAACTGCCCTCCTTACTTTTCTGTGTTTTGCTGGCCGTAGTGAATTTTTCTGGACTGATCGCCATGTACTTCATCGGCGGTTATGGTTTTCTTGGCGCGGTCGTCGGCACAGGCTTACTGATGTTCCTCAGTCCGAAAGGTGTTTAAAACACCATCCCACCAGCACGTCAGATGCCTGCATTGTTCGTTACCCTAATTTTTTATTTTCGCGGGTGTAAAAATTCGATGAAGCGGGCCGTTCCGCAAAATGAAAGGCTCTGGGATTGATCCTCCCCCTCCTATCCATGGGTATGCAGCAAGATAAACCGATACAGAAAAGCTAAATATACACCTGTATATTTTGGTTATCTGTTACGAGTCTGATGCTGGTGGTAGCCCAGTAGCGAGGTTTCAGATAGTCAGTATGGGAACGTGTCAGGAATGGTTATAAAGCGTAAATGCCCTGTCTAGCCACAGAACGTAAAACGTAGCATCGCGCTTGTAACCTACCATGGGTGCCTTGCTACAGAAGCAGAATGCAATAAGCTCCACGTCTTCGGTAACATGCGCGTGGATGGCCGCCTTGATCGAGTTACGGGAGATTTTTTCGTATCCGAGTTTATGCCGGTGCTGCTGGCGGATATCCGCCCATGAAAGTTGACTCAACCGGAAAAGCTTATCAGTTAATGCTGCCTTTTCTTTTTGCTCGCAGCAATCAACGCAAAACCCTTTTGAAGGTATGCCCCAAAAACCTTATCATTTTTTAACAGCTAACAGGGTAAGGCATATCCGCGAATTATCAGGCCTTCCCCTGCCAAAAAACCCGCTAGACATACCGCCGACATGTGTTTTGAGACGATCGAAGCATCACGATGATTCCCGAAATCATTAAACCAAAAGTTGCGAATTCGCAGATCGTATGTGGGGGATTCTGGCTGTAATTTTTGCAGGGAAGTTCTTCCCTGGCAACATCAACCGGATCTCACTCACGCCCCAGCCATTGACCTGCAGGGGCAATAACCCAATTTGTGCCCGGCGGGCAATCACAATGTACCTTTGATCCATGAACCGCTACGGGTACGCCGTGAAAACTTACACGCGGTTAATCGGGTCATTGACCCGACTGCAAGGGATTTTTACTATCGACTAAATTTCCCCTTGTCCCTGCCCTCGCCGCGGGCCGTTAAGTCGATTGACGGCGCGGCCGCTATTCCCTCAGCATCATAAAAAAATGCGGACGTTGTAAAGCTGTACACGGTGCCATAAACAGTAAATGAGATATTGTTGCCTATACCGTCAACTTTCACACGGGCGGTGTTCGCTGTAAGCGTTGGGGCGATATGTTGTTTTTCGAGAGCCACCAGCGGATCGCCGTCAATCTTGCTTGCTAAAAAATAACGATATACTTCCCCTGTGGTCATGTCCGAGCCGTCATATTCAGTTATATATAACCACGTACGGGGCGTGAGCTGGCGAACCTCATAAAGTTTGTCACTCACCGTTAAGCGCTGGATATGCTGAAAATAACAGTACCCCGCAATCACGATAGCCATAGCGAATGTAGCCACCCAATGCAACGCCTTAAACGCCTTAATAGTGGTGCTGCTTAACATAGTCTATGCCTTGCTTTATCCAAAATTGGTCCATCGGATCATCACCAAACGGCGGGGCCCCCGTGAAATTCCCCCACTCTGGTCTTGATGTGCCGGCTTTCCACTGCGCCGCGCCGGCGGCAATAAGCAAAATCTTTGCAGGTATGCACGCTGCATAACCCACTGCGCCGTAATGAAAATTCCCGAAGTCAGCGTAAGCCCGTTTTTGTTGTTTGTAATCCCACACCCCGCCGTTTCTTACTCGCTCATAAAACCACGTATACGTAAGCGGGGTAGCCATATCCTGGACTCCGTGACGCGCCCGCGCGAGCCTAATGTGTTCGCGCAAAATTTCCAGCCCGCGGGGCGGGTAAATCGGTATACATGCCATCGTTATTCCCTTTTGCCTGGCAAAACCAGCAACATAAGAGCAACGGCGCTGCACGGTACTGTTTGAGATCAATCAATCATTTTTATTATTAATATCAATACTTAACGCGTTTTAATCACTCATACCGATAACACAATTTGTATCACCTGCGATCCGGTTTTAGCCGTTTAATGAGGGTTTACCCTCATAAAATGGAGTTTTAAAATGGCTATTCCAGCTTACATGTGGCTTAAAGACGATGGCGGCAACCTGATCAGGGGGTCTGTAGATGTTCAGGATCGTGAAAGTAGCGTAGAAATTCTCTCTTTTAGTCACGGCTTGCTTGTTCCAACCGATAGCAACACGGGCAAAATCACGGGTACACGCTTACATGCGCCGCTTATGATCGAGAAAGAATTTGATAGCTCCAGCCCGTATCTCTATAAAGCGGTAGCAACCGGCCAGACGCTTAAAAGCGTTGAAATTAAGTGGTACAGAATCAACGACGCGGGGCAAGAGGTCGAGTATTTCAACATGCTGCTTGAGAATGTGCGGGTAGTCAGCATTAACCCAGTTATGCATAACTGCAAAGAGCCAGGTTTACAGATGCATAATCATAATGAGGGCGTACAGCTGCGCTATGAGCGGATCACCTGGAAGTATTGCGATGGGAACGTCCAATATTCAGACGCATGGAACGAGCGTGTAACAGCGTAAAAAAAAGGGGGCGGTTAATCCGCCCTATATTGTTTTTAGTGCCAATTCTCTCGCCCCCTGGGTCTGCCAGCACGTAGCCTCCCTCGATAGCAATACCCCGCTCGATCACCCGGTGCCGGCTCTCCGCACTTCTTATACGTTTGGGGTATTTTAATCATGCTTTATGCTGTTAAGCATTCTCTGGCAGTTATTGCGGCGTACCGCTGCCGCTGCGCGCGTTTTATCGGTCTGGTCTGGCAAATACATCACCTCCAGCCAGCGCGTTGCTGCGCGTCTCCATAGCTCCAAATTTTCGAGTTTCTCGGCTACGCTCACTTTGCACATGACCACCTGAATGAAGCGACATTGCTCAACCCACTAACACTTTTTTAAGGCGTTATTTTTATAAGACAAGCTATGGAATGGGATACATTATTAGTATTGACCTGTGTACTTCTTTGCGGATTGTGGATGATTTTTCATTCAGCAAAAGCTCTTAGAAGTGGGGTCTTCGTCGGCTGGTATAAAAGCACATATGAAAATTACTACATCTACCGATCCGAAACACCTATCTACTTCTACTGGTATAACACTGTGTTTTCGCTGTTCGGCTCCTTTATGATTGGTTTTGGCGATTATCTTTTTTTATAGGCATCATTGGCAGCAAAATGGCAGCAGACCTATTCACTATGCTTTCATATTTGAAATTATTCGATGCAACAACAAATTTAAAAAGTAAAGTATTGTTTTATAAGACTTTAAATTGGGACTCATAATCGCCAGGTTGCTGGTTCAAGTCCAGCAGGGGCCACCAAATTTTAGTTTTAGAATCATATGATTAAGCCACTCGATTGAGTGGCTTTTTTATTGGCTTTTTTGAGCCGGTGACGCAGCCACTAACCCTGGTTCAGCGAAGCCGTCTGGACACGTTCAGAGGCACCGGGGGTCGCAATCAGGCGCTCCACGGACTCCATCGTCACGAACGTACAGCTGCAGTCCACATTGGTGCACTGGTGATAGCGCTCTTTGGTATTTTCACTTAGATAGCGACTGGTACGCGCATGCGCAGAGTGCTTGCACTTAGGACAATGAAACATGTACCCCTCCACTTGATTCACATTTTGTGAATCAATAATACCCAAAATAAAACCAATAGCAACTGTATTACTCACTATCAACAATAAATTTTTCGTCAGTGACATTCAGTTCAAGCTTAAGTTGCGTGGTAAATCCGCTATCGTTGAGGGTATGCACCACCTCGCCGATGATCCACGCCTGCTCGTCAATGACGCGTTTAAAACCGTTTACTAATACCGGCGTTTCGGGGTACAGATCGGCTCGCCCCAGCGCCAGCTGGATAGAAAAATTCACGGTACCCCGCTGCAGCGCGCGCCACTTCGCCTCTGCGGCCCTGAGAGCCTGCTCTTCAGAGGCATACACCGTGGTGAGCTCAAATACGTTTTCCGCCGATCCCACCAGCCTCTCTTGCGGTTTCTGCTCCTTGCCTTCAGCTCCCGCTACCGGTGCGGCGGCATCCGGGTGCTGCAGTGCTTCTGTCGGCTGCCCCCCTGACTGACGGAAAATACTCAATTGAGTATTTTGCTGTTTTGGGTCGCGCGTTTGCAGCCATTTGGCCGTCACGCCGGAATAGTTTTCACGATCGGCAACGTAAAAAAGGTGCTTATCGCCGTCCCCACGCTCAATCATCATTAAGGGGATCGGCGTGCCGCTGGCCGTCACGGCGTGCCCCGCTTTCATAAAAATAACCTTGCCGGCTTTGATTGAAACAAAGGCACCATTGCGTTCGGCCAGGCGGGTGAGAAACGCAGCGTCGGTCTCCTGAGACTGATCGATATGAGAAATGGCGATGGATGCAAGTCCCGCCGCAACGCTGGCAGTTAACTGGTTACGCTGAGCGATAGTATTGACTATCGCGCCGATCGTCGTGTCATGCCACGACTGTTCGCGCCGCACGTTTAGCTTTCCACGAAAATCAGCGCTGCATCCCCGAATGGTCAGCGTGTCCGGCGCGCCCCGAAATTCAATTGTATCGATCGTAAAGTTCCCTTTCGGCTGGAGCGGGGTTCCCTCCCATCCCAGCCATAAGGAAAGCTTTGCCCCCCGGGCCGGCAAGTCTAACAGCCCGTCGGAATCATCCAGTTGAATATCCAGCTGATCGGCTTCCAGTCCACGTTTGTCGATCATGCTCAGACTGATAAGACGGTGGCTGAAATTCTGTGTGACATCGCGATCGTCAAGCTTAAGCATAAAATCAGGGGCGATTTTCCCACCCGCCCGGATATTCATTTCGGTGATCATCCCACCAGCCCTCCAATGCTATTACGTGCGCTCGTCACCAGCTCTTCGGCCTGGGTTCTCAGATCGCCAAACATCGTCATCAGCGATTCGTCCACGCGTTTCAGTTCCAGCGTAAAATTAATTTTTCGGGCGGTACCGTCACTGTAAAAATCCGAATGCGTGTGCGTGACTTTTTCAATGATAAACATGCCGTGAATGATGCCGGTTCCGTCTATCAACGGCCATGCCCGCCCCTCATTCGCCATCAGCTCAACCGCCTTGAGGGAAAGCCGCCCTCCCGTGAGCTCAGGGTAAAGCAGTCCGGAGAGGGTAAAAGATGTCTCGCCTTCGCCAAGGTACTGCCAGGCTTTAGGTTTCCCGATCCGATTGTTGGACGCCCAGCGATAATCCTTTGTAAACTGCATTGTCTGATAGGGTAAGGTTCGTCGTTCAAAGACAAACAGACCCAGCACCATTAACATTTTCTCTCTCCTCAACCTTACATAAAGCTGGCTTGCTGCCGTCTCGCTTTATCCTGTTCAATGCTATCTATTGTCTCCCGGATTTGACGCGTCAGATCCGTTCCTGAAGCCGTGCCCCCCTGCAGCGTGATGTTGTATTCGCTTTTACTCTGATCGACGTAAGAGCGTCCTCCCGGCACGAGGGTTGGCTGATACCCCAGGCCGACGCCAGAGATCCCCGCCACCGGAATGGACGAACTGCCCGCAGAAGAGGATGTCGCGCCTGCTTTTGCCGCCGCGGCATCGAGATTACCCGACTCGTTTTTGATAAGACCGAGTTTCTCCAGCAGCCAGCTGGCCTTGCCGCTCAGGCTGTTAAAGAGATTAAGCGGTGCCATTAACGCATCACCCAGCGCCTGTCCAAAAATCACGCCAGCGTTTTTACAGCCATCCAGCGTTTCCTGCGTCGCCTTGATCGGCGTGATTAAGTCGGTGAACCATTGCCAGATACCGCCCAGCTTCTCCGAGATAGCGTCAAATACCGCCATCACCGGTGAGAACAGCGCACCCAGCGGTGCGAAAGCCGTTGAAAGCCCTTCCATCACTCCGCCAAAGAAGGCGCTGATGGGCTCCCAGTATTTGAAAATCAGTAAGGCGCCGGCGGCAATCGCCGCGCCAAGGGCAATCACCGGCCAGCTAAGTGCGCCCAGCACCGTCATGATGGCGCCGCCCACCACGCTGAATACCGTTCCTAACATCCCGGCCGCGGTGATAACCATATTGACGCCCGTCAGAACCGGGCCGAGAACCGTGCCTACGCCACCCAGTACGCCAGCAAACGCCTGCGCGCCGACAACAACGCTGGCGAGGGTCTGCGTCAGCTCAGGGTTGGCATTCACCCAAAGGGAGGCCGTGCCAAGCCAGCCGGTTGCGGTTGTTATCAGGTTACGCAGAGCGCCATCCGCTTTATCAAATACATCAATCTTCAACCCGTTCCACGCGGCCTGGAATCGGTTGATATCGCCGTCAAGATTATCGGTCTGCACGGAAGCCGCGAGCGCGGTACTCCCCTTCGCCCCCCGCAACTGCTGGCGTTTTTCATCAAGCGATCCATCACCCGCGGCGGAAGCCAGCGCCCCCGAGGCTTTTATGGCATCCGGAGTCTGAACATGGCGCAACATCGCGCTGAGCGCGTCCCCGGCGGCGGCGCCTTTCATCCCTTTTTCCGCCAGAACGCCCAGCAGCGCGGTGGTCTCTTCAAGCCCCATACCGGCGGCATCCGCAGCGGGCGCTGCAGAGGTGACGGCCGCCACCATCTCAGCGAGGCTGGTATTCGAAGAGGTAAAACCGCGTGTAAGCACATCTGCGATGCGTCCCGCATCCGCATCGGCCAGGCTATACGCGGCCTGCGTGCTGGCGATCATATCGGCCGCTTTAGCCGCGTCGACATTCCCCGCCAGGCTGAGGTTGACCGTTGGCGCGGTGGCCGCAAGCAGCCCATCGGCGTCATAGCCTGAACGAGTCAGTTCGGTTTGTGCCCGAAGGACCGTATCTGCAGGTACTCCGGTCCTGGCACTGACCTCCCGCGCCTGCTGGCGAATCGCCTCAAGCCGGGAATCCCCCTTCGCCAGGCCAAGGTTTGCCTGAATGGCTGACATCTGCTTTTCAACGCTGATGCCTGGCGCCATAAACCGGGACGTCTGGTCAAAGCCCGCTTTGGCCATTCCCACCCCCGCATTCGCAAGCTGGCGCACCCGCGCGGTAACGCGTTTGCCTGACTCGTAGCGATTCTGAACGGTACTCAGCCGCTCCTGCTGCTGATTGACGCGGGCCAGCGCATCACGCTGTCGGTTAAGCTGCTGCGTTTTTTCGCTGATGTGAGTTCGTAAACGACGCTCATCCGACGAGAGCGTACGCGTGTTGACTCCCGCCTGGGCAAGTTCAGTGCGCTGGCGCTGTACCGAATAGCGTAAGCTGTTGTACTCAAGCTTAAGGTCGGCCGCCGATTTTCGGGCTGCGGACAGCGCATCAGCCTGTGCCTGGGTAGGGTTTTGCGTGTTTTTAAGCTGCACCGCCAGCGCCGCTGCCTGTTGTTTCGCCTGTGCAAGCGACTGCTCCGTCACGGAGAGCTGGGCGTTTGCTTTCCTGAAGCTGTTAATACGCCCCGCCTGCTCATCAAGCGCCCCCAACGCCGTCTGCGAATCGTGGATATCGCTTGCGAGAGTGACGCTGGCGTTCTGGAGAGCGTTAAGCGGTCGGGTTGCCCGGTCGACTGCCTTAAGCAGCTCCTGAAGACTGACATTATTACTCATGGTGGTTTCCGCTTCGCTGCAGCGCTTTTTCGCGCCATAAGAGGAGTTCGGTCACGCTAAGGGAGTACAGTTCTGACGGCGGCCAGTGAAAAATCACCGCGATATCCGCCATCAGATCGTCGACCGACAGATTTTCGGGAAATTTCAGCGAGCCGAAGCCGGTGACAAAAAACCGATCACCTTACCGGCAAAAGAGAGCAGATCGCAGGCATCCAGGCGCGCAACCTCATGCTCGGTCAGCGCCGGAGAGGTCATTCGCGGCAGCACCTTAATCAGTGCATCGACGTCAGATTGCGCCAGCGACGCCAGCGATACCCCGCGCAGGGTTCCCGCATTGGGTTTAGAAACCGTCACCTGTTCAATTTTCTGCTCACCGCGCTGAACGGGGCTATCAAGCGTGACGATATGTGGGTTTTCACTTTCGTGCATGGCGGTCTCGTTGATATTTTCCATTTCTTTACTCTTCAGAAAGTTAACTCACCGGCCGGTAATCCCGGCCGGTTAAAGGGTTACAGGCCGATGGCCTTACGGTGTTCTGCCAGACGATCGACGCCGTCGACTTTCAGCACCATGTTGATGATGTCGATCTCGATGATCTCTTTGCCATCAATGGTCAGTTGGTAGTACGCGCACTCGGTGGACATCTTGGTAGTGCCGCTCTCGCCCTGCTTGTTTTCACCGCCATCGAACTCTTTATGACGGCCGCGCATGACGATTTCGACGGCAGAGATTTCGCCGGTATCATCGCGCTGATAAGAGCCGGTAAAGCGCAGCGGCACGCTGTCCGCGCCCGGAGAGGCATACTGCGCCCACAGCGCGGCGTCCGGCAGACCGCCAACGGTCCACTCCAGCGCCAGGGCATCATCGTCCAGACCTAGGTCGACAGAGACCGAGCCCGGCATACCGCCGCCGCGATACTTCTCCAGCTTGCGGGTAAGCTTCGGTAGGGTCACAGACTCAACAACGCCCATATAGCTCAGGCCATCGTTGAACATATTCAGGTATTTAAGTTTGCGTGGTAACGCCATGCTGCAGCTCCTTAGCTATTAACCGAATCTGACAGGTCTGCCAGATAGGTATCGGTGATGCGCTGGCGCAGGGTCAGATTTTCCAGCGGCGGGACAGGGGTGTAGTCGTAATCGATATACAGTTTCCCCGCTTTCAGGGTTGATGCATCGTTAGACTCAGGGTCATACCAGCAGGAGCCGTCGACGATATAGCCGTTGGTTTTCAGCTCGCGGAACTTGGCATTAATACCAGAAACGATGTCGCGGATAAGCGTTGGCGTGATGGGTTTATCCATCGCCCACGCGTGCGCTTCCGCCATGGTATCGGCCAGCACCTGCGCGGTACGGGTGTAGTTTTCAAAGACGAATAACGGATCGTCTGAGCAGGTACGGTTACCCCAGAATTTGAAGCCGTCGTTGCGAATCAGCGTGGTGACGCCCGCCTGGTTAAGCAGGTTCGCGTCGGTAGCCTGTTCCTGCAGATCCCAGGAGACAGAGGCGCTTACGCCCGTAACGCCGTTGACGCCAACGTTTGACAGGGTTTTATGCCAGCCGATGGTCTGGTCGATTTTGGCGCGCAGGCCAAGCGCACGGGCGGTCGCCCAGGCCGTCGTCGTTGCGTTCGTGGTGGTATCCCATGCCAGAAAATCAGGATGGATAACCATCAGCTCGCGCTGGCTGAAGTTTTTGCGGTAGTTGATCGCGTCAGAGATGGTTTTACAGCCCCACGCGCTGACATAGCCGAACGCGCGCAGGCTCTGGCACATCGCGGCCAGTGCGGTCGCCACTTCCTGAGAATCGAGTCCCGGCACGCCGAGAATGCGTGGCTTAACGCCGGTTACCGTTTTCGCAGTCAGAAGCGCCTTCAGGCCGGTGTATTTGCCGTTTTCGTCGGTGGTACCGATGATGTTGGAAACGGTCTGCTTGCGCGCCTCTTCCGGTGTTTCAGCGGTGCCTTCAGCCACGCGAACAACAACGACAACCGGTTTACACTGGTCAGCGATCGCCTGCAGAGAAGCGGACAGCGTCCCCGCCTTACCGGCTTTCGCAATCGCAGCTTGCACGTTGGTAATGAGCACGGGCTCGTTTAAAGGAAATGTCTTGTCGTCAGCATCGCTGGCCGTACAGACCATACCGATGATTGCCGTCGAGACGGTGGAAATGGTGCGGGTGCCATCGTTGATTTCGATAACTTCCACGCCGTGGTGAAAATCACTCATCCGTTTAACTCCTTGGTTAGTTGGTGAGTGATATTGTCGCGGTTGGAGTTGTTATGGGCTAACTGTCACCGTCCAGCGGTGACTGGCACAACGATTGTCCGATTACCGTGGCGGGGAATTTTTTATAAAGCGTGGAAACACCCACATCAAAAATTAACGCAACGCGCTGCCGGGATTCTCCGGCAGCAATCAGTCTTCCAGCCTGAGCCCATTCCTCCTGCGTCAATTTAGGGCGTCTGCCACCAATACGTCCCTGTTCCCGCGCTGCGGCCAGCCCGGCGCACGTTCTCTCGACAATGAGTTCACGCTCCATTTCAGCAAGCGCTCCCATAATATGGAAGAAGAAACGCCCCATTGGCGTTGAGGTATCAATGCTGTCAGTCAAACTGCGGAAATTAATGCTTCGCTGGCGTAGTTCCTCGGTCATTGAAACAAGGTGGCGCATACTGCGCCCGAGCCGATCGAGTTTCCATACAACGAGAGTATCGCCCGCATTCAGCTGTCTGAGGGCACGATTGAGCCCTGGTCTGTTTGTCGATTTACCGCTGATTTTATCTTCAAAAATGAGCTCACATCCTGAACGCTGCAGCGCGTCACGCTGTAAGGCGGTGTTTTGTTCATTTGTTGACACGCGTATGTATCCAATAAGCAT